TTTATAATAACGGAACTTTTGTTTCACAAAATACAGCTATGTGGGGTGGATTTAGTTCAAGTAATGTAATATCAGTAGCTTTAGATTTAGATAATGGTAAAATCTTTTTTGCTAAAGATGGCGATTTTAAAGATACATCAGGTAATACAGGAGACCCAGCTAACGGCACAAATCCTACTCTTACAATAGCTAGTTACACAGCAGATGTAGATTTTTGGGGATTCTATACTGAATTAAGAGGAAACGATGCTGATGGAACTCAAGTCAATTTTGGAAACTCACCATTTACAATCTCATCAGGTAATTCAGATTCAAAAGGTTTTGGAAACTTTGAATATTCTGTACCATCAGGTTTTTTCAGCATTTGCACCAAGAACCTATCGGAGTTTGGATAATGGCTTATACAACAATAGATAACCCATTACAATTTTTTAACACTGTTCTTTATACAGGTACAGGATCAAGCACAAATGTAACAGGAGTTGGGTTTAATCCAGATTGGGTTTGGATCAAATGTAGAAGTCATGGCACAACTGATCATGTTTTATTTGATACAGTAAGGGGTGCTGGACAAAGAATAGTTTCAAATAGTAATGGTGCTGAAGAAACCCAAACAGGTATAATGAGTGGTTTTGTAACTGATGGTGTTACTGTTGGTACAGGTGGTGCATCAAATGGTTCAAGTAGAACTTATGCTATGTGGAATTGGTTAGCTGGTGGTACAGCACCAGCAATAACATATTCTGTAAAAGTAGTTTCAGATTCTGGGAACAAATATAGATTTGACGATTTTGGAACAAGTGCTGTTACTTTAGATTTACAAGAGGGTGGCACATACACATTTGATCAATCAGATAGTTCAAACTCAGGACACCCTTTAAGATTTTCTACTACATCTGATGGAACACATGGAGGGGGAAGCGAATACACAACAGGAGTTACGACCACAGGAACACCTGGAAGTTCAGGTGCAAAAACTGTAATTACAGTTTCAGCTTCAGCACCAACTCTTTATTATTATTGTTCTTCTCATTCTGGTATGGGTGGACAAGCAAACACAAACTCTACGTTTGGGTCATCAAATTTTAGTGGTAGTATTCAAACAAAAGTGTCTGCAAATACTAGTAGTGGATTTAGTATTGTATCTTGGACAGGAACAGGCTCAAATACTACAATTGGTCATGGAATAGGTTCTGTACCTAAATTTCTTGTGACTAAAAATAGAGATAGTAGTACATTTGGTTGGTACACCTACCAAGCAAGTCTGGGTAATTCAAAAAATCTTTATTTTCACAGCACTGATAGTCAAGTTTCAGGTAGTTCAAGATGGAACGACACAACACCAACATCTTCTGTATTTACTGTTGGCACAAATAGTGGAACTAATGGAAGTTCAGATGATATGATTGCTTATGTGTTTGCAGAAAAAAAAGGCTTTAGTAAGTTTGGAAGCTATGTAGGAAATGGTCAATCTGGGATAAATGGAACTTATGTTTATACTGGCTTTCGACCCTCTTGGATTTTATTGAAAAATGCGACTAGCACAGGAAATTGGCAATTGATAGACGATAAAAGATTAGGATATAATTCTGAAAGCAGAACATTTTATATAAACAACCAATTAGAAGAGCAAGATGAAACTGATGCTGATATATTTTCAAATGGTTTTAAATTAACAAGTTCAGGTACAGATGTTAATGGCACTGGAGATACATACGTTTATTATGCTTTTGCACACTCTCCATTTGTAAATTCTAATGGTGTGCCAACAAACGCAAGATAGGAATTAATTATGCAACTATCCAAACATTTTACTTTATCTGAAATGGAAAAATCTCAAACAGCAGTTAGAAAAGGTATATCTAATAAAGCTGGGTCAGGAGAAATAAAAAATTTAACTGATCTTTGCTATGAAGTATTAGAGCCTGTAAGAATTAAATTTGATAAACCTGTCATTATTACTTCAGGTTATAGAAGCCCTGAGTTATGCGAAGCTATTGGAAGTAAAGCAACATCACAACACGCAAAAGGTCAAGCAGTAGATTTTGAGATAGCTGGTGTGTCTAATTTGCAAGTAGCTTTATGGATTCAAAATAATTGTGACTTTGACCAACTAATCTTAGAGTTTTGGAAAGAAGAAGATAATGACCCTAATAGTGGTTGGGTGCATTGTTCTTATGTTGATGGCTCTAATAGAAAACAAGTTTTGACTTATACAGGTAAGGAATATAAAAATGGACTACCTGATGCTAAATGGTCAGGTGGTAAATTTGCAAACTAGGAGATAATATGGCACTAACAAAAAAACAAAAGAAACTTCCAATAGCTTTACAAAAAGCTATATTGAAGAAACAAAAACAAACTAAAAAAACTAAAAGGAGAAAATAAAATGCCTTATCATACAGGAAAAGGGTCTCATGGTGGAATGAAGAAAAAAAAGAAAAAAGCCAAGAAACCTAAAATGAATAAAAGAAAAAGATAATGGTTAAAGTAGCATCTATAACAAACATTATCAAAGGTCTTAAACCAAGACAACAAAAGACTATGAAAGCACACGCAAGACATCATAGTTTAAAACA